CTTCGTGGTTTTACTCCCACAATATTAATATTTGACGAGGCGGCGTTTATTGAAGCCGATTCTGATTTCTGGGCGGCTTGTATGGCATCTTTGTCTACGGGTGGTAAAGTGATTGTTGTGTCTACCCCAAATGGGTTTGACCCAATATATTATGAAATATACGACCAAGCGAACAGAAATATGAATGACTTCAAAATTTCTGAAATGTATTGGTTTAGAGACCCTAGATATACAAAAGATTTATATTTGGTTAAAACTAAAGATATAATTCATTATCTATTAAACAAGGAAGAATACTCAAAAGAAAATATTATAACTTGGAGTGACATACCATTTGAATCAAGAGATTACGAAGAACTTAAATCCATAATGGATGATGGGTACAAACCATGTTCAGATTGGTTTGAAGGTATGGTTAAAAAATTAAAATATGATAAGAGAAAGGTTTCTCAGGAATTGGAATGTAATTTTTTAGGTTCAGGTGATAATGTCTTTGATTCAAATTTGTTACAAGATATTAGAGAGAACATGGTTAAACCCCCTCAGAATAAAATGATGGGTAACGCTCTTTGGATATGGAAAGAACCAATTGAAGGTCACAAGTATGTGATGGGAGTTGACGTTAGTAGGGGAGATAGTGAAGACTTTAGTTCTTTTCAGATAATTGACTTTGATGAAAGGGAACAAGTTGCTGAGTTTGTCGGTAAACTTCCTCCTGACACTATGGCGGATATTTGTTACAAGTGGGCAAGTATGTATTCTTGTTTTATTGTAATTGATATTACTGGAGGAATGGGAGTTTCCACCTCAAGAAAACTTCAAGAGATGGGTTATAAGAACCTATATGTTGATGGAGTTGATGTTGCAAATAAATGGAAATATGACCCTAAAGCCTTAGAAAAAATACCTGGTATAAATTTTAACAATAAAAGAGTACAGATTATCGCGTCATTTGAGGAAGCGATGAGACATAAATTTAAAATCTATAGTAATCGTTTATTCAATGAAATGAATACTTTTATCTATATGAATGGTAGACCAGACCACCAAAAAGGTCACCACGATGACTTAATTATGTCAATCGCAATGGCTTGTTATGTTGCAGAATCCTCATTCTCACAACTTACAAAAGTAACTGAACAAACTAAAGCCATGTTAGATTCATGGTCAGTCAGTAATAATGATAATGTCGGAGCTCAAATATCTTTCAATCCTGTTATACCGGCAATGACGGACAGACCAAATCAATTTAATGGTAATAACATAACTAAAGATGATTATATGAAATATGGATGGTTATTTGGTGGAAGATAATATTTATAAAAAACCTTAACTATTTAATTATCTATAGTAAGTTCTAAATTTTTAAAATGGAAAACAACAATCAATATACGGTTTGGCAAAGGTTAACAAGAGCTTTCGGTCCTAACGCCCAACTGAATCAAGATTATCCAACCTACAAGTTTGATAAAAAAGAACTTTTAAAGACTACTTCTAAACAAGAATATGAAAAGGAATTACTACAAGCTCAACAAACTTTCTACTTGGCAAACCAGTGGACTAAGATTGAGAGCAATTTGTATACCCAAGCCGTATATTATGAACCGACTCGTTTGGCTTCATTTTACGACTATGAGAGTATGGAATATACTCCAGAGATTTCTGCTGCTTTAGATATATACGGAGAAGAATCCACAACTGTTGACCAAAATGGTTACATGTTGCAAATATATTCTGAATCAAAAAGAATAAAAGGAATTTTAACGGATTTATTTAACAACGCACTTGATTTGAATACTAACTTACCTATGTGGACAAGAAACACATGTAAGTATGGAGATAACTTTGTTTACTTGAAGTTAGACTCTGAAAAAGGTGTTGTGGGCTGTATGCAATTACCTAATATTGAGATTGAGCGTCTTGAGAGAGGTATGCCGGCAAAAACACAAAACGTTGATGAACCAAAAGAAAACAGAGGGTTAAGATTTAAGTGGAAATCAAAAGACATGGAGTTTAACTCTTGGGAAATTGCTCACTTTAGATTATTAGGTGATGATAGAAAACTTCCTTATGGTACCTCTATGTTAGAAAAAGCTCGTCGTATTTGGAAACAATTATTGTTATCTGAAGATGCGATGTTGATTTATAGAACGTCAAGAGCTCCCGAAAGAAGGGTGTTTAAGGTATACGTAGGTAACATGGACGATAAAGATGTTGAGGCGTATGTACAACGTGTTGCAAACAAATTCAAACGAGACCAAGTAGTTGATTCAAAGACAGGTAACGTTGATATGAGATTTAATCAAATGGCGGTTGACCAAGATTACTTTATTCCTGTTAGAGACCCAGCGGCTCCAAACCCGATTGATACTCTTGCCGGAGCTCAGAATTTATCTGAAATTGCCGATATTGAGTATATCCAAAAGAAATTATTAACCGCACTTCGTGTACCAAAAGCTTTCTTGGGTTTTGAAGAGATTGTGGGTGAAGGTAAAAATTTATCTTTACAGGATATTCGTTTTGCTCGTACAATCAATAGAATACAAAAATGTATGATTGCCGAGCTTAATAAGATTGCTATTATTCACCTATTTTTGTTAGGTTTTGAGGATGAGTTGTCAAACTTTACACTTGGTTTAACAAATCCATCAACTCAAGCCGACTTACTTAAGGTTGATGTTTGGAAAGAAAAAATCACACTATATAAAGATGCAGTTACCGCAATTGAGGGTATTGCTCCGGTATCAATTTCATGGGCTAAGAAACATATACTTGGTTTTAGTGATGAAGAAATTAAACTTGATTTACAACAACAAAGAATTGAAAAAGCCGTAGGTGCAGAATTAACTAATACCGCCACTATTATTACCCATACAGGATTGTTTGATAATATAGACAAATTGTATGGTCAAGTTAGTGGAGCTACCGCGGCTGGAGGAGCTCCACCATCACCACCTGGCGGAGGAGCTCCACCGTCCGAACCTCCTATTGCGGAACCTCCTATGGCGGAAACTACTAAAAGAGACAACTTGAAAATTTTATTAGAAAAATCTAATCTGACTGACGAAGAATCTTATATTGATTTATCTAAAGCTAAAAATTATTTAGGTGAAATGGAGGATGATTTAGATAATCTTTTAAATGGTTGATATTTATAAAATAAAAAAATGAAGAAGTTTGGTATATTAAAATCTAAGATTGAGAAGTTAATGTTAGAGTCGTATGGGAATGGTACATTCAAAGAACAAGTTAAAAACTTTAAACTTTTGGTTCTTGAGAATAAGAACATATCAAAACTTTTTTATTTATACGACGAGTTAAATTCAAAAAAAGGATTATCCGAGTCAGTTGTTGATGATTACATAAACGAGTGTATTACAATATATGAAAATACTGTTAACAAAGTAAAAGACTCAACAGTGGTTAATCTAAACAAATGGGTTTATAATGTAAAATCTGAAAACAATTACTCGCATATTGATGATTTATTTTCTTCTAATGTTTTGAATATTGAGTCAAGAATTGCAAGTAAAAAAATAATTAAGGAATCACTCAAGAAAAAACCTATAGTAAATAAAGAAACTGTTAATCTACCATTGAGTACAATGGTTAATGTTGCCAACAAAACCATCTCAAATTATATTGAAAATCTTAATGAATCTGAAAAGAAGGAGTTGTTTGATTTTTTGAAAAAAGATGACAAAGAATTGATGGTTAACTTTGAAACTTTAAAAGAAGAAGTAAAAGAAAAACTATCCCAACTGAAGTCAAGCTCAGATGACTCTGAAACAATGGACAGAATTAACGAGACAATTGAAAAAGTTGATTTAGAGAAATACGATAAATTTTCATATTTTAAACTAAAAAACTTAAGAGAGAATCTTTAATTTTCTCTGTTTTTTAGTTTTTGTACGTAGATTGCCTTTTTAAGCATCTTTCTTTTCTTTACTGATTTTTTTTCGTACTCTTTCCTCTCAACTAATTGTGATGATTGTCTGGTCTTAATTACTTTACTCTTAAGTAATTTCAGAGCCTTCTCAATGTTTGTATTTTTATCTAATTTTACTATTAACATATAATATAAATAATCTTAGTTATGACTTTTTTTTGACTAACGATGCAAATATACCTATTTTTTTTAAAAATAAACTTTGTAAAAATGGGAATTTGATGAAAAAGGGTAAAACCTCACCTATCGTGGGTTTTAAAAACGCTAAGGTAATCTACGGTACGGTAGATTCAATAAATTTCAAATCTGTGTATTTGAATATTCAAACTTGGGTTGAACCCATAATAGAGTCTGAAAATTGGTCAAGAGTTGTTCTAAATCTTAGTAGAGCTATCAGACATACAATTTACGAGATACTTGATAGAAATATTTTTGAAGATAATTTCATTGTTGATTTAGATTTAAGAGCAAGTGGGTTAGTTGTTGGTAAAAAATCTTTTTTGAATTTAGAAGTAAATCTATATTTTAAAGACGTGATATTGGACTTTAAATCAAAAAAATTAAAGGATTTATTGAAAAAAATGACAAAAGAAATAATGTCTTCAAATTTTTCAAATAACCAACATTTTAAATTACATCTTAGAAAAAGTAATAAAGTTAAGGACTTAGTATCAAAAACATAAAAAACTAAATATTTATTTATTAAAATAAATGAGTATGCAAGTTTTAAAACCTGGTCAATCGGGTAGGGGTATCTTAATTGAGTATGACGCAGGTTATATATCACCTACTGAAACCAGAAACGCCGACCTAATTAGAGAGTCAAGCAAAATGCTTGACCACTCAAAACCATTTGAATTCTATGCGGTACTTCAAAAGTACAATACACCAAACAGAAACGGTAG